TTGCCTATGTTCAAATAAAGAGAATCTGTGTCAATATAGGCTACATAATCTTGTGTGTTATCCTTAACCATTCTGTTTAGTATATGTACCTCTGTTATATGACTTTTCAGTGGAATGTTTATTCTTAGATAGCCATATAAACTTACCACCAAGTTTTTGTTTTAACAGTGCCTTATCTTCTCGCCTTCTTAAACAATAATCATCATAACTTTCATCTTCAAGTCTTTTCATATATATCCTTTATTTGTTTGCCAGTTTATATTTAAGCTCATCATTTTCATCTATAAGATCATCATTTTCATTTTCAAGTTCATCAATATCAATCTTAAGCTCATCATTTTCACTTTCAAGCTCATCATTTTCATTTTCAAGCTCATTAATGTAACTTTCAAGATCAATCATGTTAGTCCTAAACTCATCATTTTCATCTTTAAGTTCATTATTTTTATTTTTAAGATCATTAATAATATTATTAAGAACATCATTTTCATCTTTAAGTTCATTATTTTCATCTTCAAGATCAATTATGTCAATCTTAAGCTCATCATTTTCATTTTCAAGATTAATCATGTCATTTTCCTTTTCATTATTTTCATCTTCAAGCTCATTAATGTAACTTTCAAGATTAATCATGTTAGTCCAAAGAACATCATTTTCATTTATAAGCTTATTATTTTTATTTTTAAGATCATTAATAATATTTTCAAGCTCATTAATTTTTCTTTTCATCATAATCTCCTTATTGTTTATTGGTTATGATCATAATATATACCTATTTTAACAGTATGTCAAGAGCTATAATCCTTTTATCTCATTACATATCAATGAATTTTTTAATATCCTTTAACACTTTATCTTTATTTATTGTATATGATTCTTCATCTATTGTCAACAGTTTAATTCCTATCAGATCACATTGTTGTTGTTTCATGGCATCTTTTATTTGTTGTTTATCAAGTGAATGCCAGTATGTGCCATTATATTCAATAGCTTTATTTAAATCAGGCATTCATACATCAAGTTCAAGTGGTCTCTTAGTTGTATGGTTATATATTTGTGTTCTATCATTACATATCACATTATCTGTTAGTGTTTTTATATAATCTTGTATCTCAATTTCTGCTTTAGATGATGTTTTTGCATTGTCACATATAGGACATCTACAGCCCCGTTGAAAACTGTTATATATTACACTATATTCATGTCCTTTATCACACTTTAATTTTATTTTAGTCTGAGCATTGATATATTCAGTGCTTAGTAATTTATATCCTTCTTTTTCTATCTGGTTTTTAACATGATTATATGTTAGTTTTACACCACCATTACATACCGGGCATCTTGTGCCCCCTCTAAAAGCAGAATATGTTACATGTCATTCATGTCCTTTTGGACATTTGACTAATATGCCTGTACAATTGTTTTTATATTCAGTACTTAATAATTTATATCCATTGATTGACTCTATTTGTTCTTTAACATATTCATAATCAAGCCTTTGTGACTTATTTCTGTTTTGTTCATAACACACAGGACATCTGTTACCTTGCTGAAAGTCATTTCATGTAACAGTGTATGAATGTCCATTGTTACACATTATATCAAGTTTCTTATGAGCATTGATATATTCAGTGCTTAGTAATTTATATCCATTGACCGATTCAATTTGTTTTTTTATATGGTGGTGATCAAATGACTGTGATTTAATTCGTTTAGCTTGAGCACACACAGAGCATCTATACCCTCGCTGAAAAGAATTCCATGTTATTCTATATTCATGTCCCTTGTCACATAAAATGGTCAGTTTGGTTTTGGCATTGATGTATTCTGTACTTAACAGTGTATGGTTTATATATTCGATTTGTTTTTTAATA